GATCTGGTACGCGATCGGGGGGCGATTGCTCCACTTCCCCCACTCCCCCTTCCCCAGATACAGAAGCAGATACAGATACAGATACAGAGGGGTGATTCACATGTGAATCACATTTTGTCACATGTGATTCACATTTCTTCACACTCTTACCTTCTGCATCCTTCTTTGCTCTCCATGCCCGGACGTATTCCGCGTGCTCGGATTGCATATCCCTACCACGGTACTTGGCATGATTCAGTACTATCCACCCGCCCGGCGCTTTGCCTATTCTGCGCCCTTCGTGGTCAGTGGTGTGACTGTAAGGGTCAGGCGAAAGAAACGCTTCTACAGCCTTCTGCGCTGCCTCTATTGACACGTTGGCAAGGCGCGAAAGAGTCCGCACGTCCCCGCGAACATATCCCTCTGCATTCTTTACCGCCAAGAGCGTGATCCAGACGATGCGCACGTCCGATGATTCGTTCCAAATGGACGATTGCACGATCTCGGGAACAAGTTTTGTGAAGCCGCTCACAGATGATCTCCTAAAAAATCCCGCCCCCTACTCACGCGGTAGCTCGCGCCGGGAAACCGAAGCCAGAAAGGCCAGGAGTGCAGCGCACGCGTTTTCAGGGACGGAAAGCATTTTGCCAGTTTCCTAGTTCGGTGAGCTACCACCGGCCCGAATCATCGGGCAACCCATCCGCATCACACTCCGTGATGACGGTCAATCTCCAAAACGTCCGACCGTAGCCAGCGCAGTTCCTCGCGCACGGCGTCGCGAAAAACCTTCGGACAGTCGGCCGCTTCGAGGTTTGCCAAGAGCCGCGCTTGGTGTCGGTTGCATGTGGTCAGATGGTCTTGTTGTTGGTCGGTCATAGTGTGACTCAGATTAGTGATTCCGTTACATCCTCACGCTTGCACGCGGCCATGTTGCGCACGGCTTGCCGGTAGTATGATGGCTTGAGTTCGATCCCGATGGCCTTGCGCCCGTTCAGGACGGCACCGTAGCATTCGCTGCCAACGCCCATGAAAGGGGTCAACACGACCTCGCCGGGGTTGCTCCACAGGACGCATGCGCGCTCGATTACGTCGAGTTGGAGGGGATGGACGTGCTTTTCATCATCCTGGTCTTTGCCGTCCTTGTACGGCAGAACGCGGTCCAGCCTCACATCATCCCAAAACGCGCTTGCGTACTGCCGCCAGATCCAGTGGCTATACCGGTTCTCAAGCTGGCTGCCTTTCCAGTTGCGATACGGCATGAGTTCGGCAGGCATTTCCTTTTCGCCGGCATAGTGATCCAGGCCGGTAGGGTGTGACACTGGCACGGTATTTTCGCCAGAGCGCCGGAAGATCAAAAGATAATCCGCGTTGGCAACGCTGCACTTCGAGGAGTCAAGGCACAGCGCCTTGTGGGAAAGGCTCTTCATCATCGTGCGGTTGCGGATCGTCAGCGGCTCTTTCCAAATGTGATACCGCGCAACATAGCGCCAGCCGTTTTCTTCATGCAGGCGGATGATATCCCCCGAGAAGTCAAACAAGCTGTCACAATAAGAGTTGCCGCTGGTGATGTCCATACAATGGACACACGTCATGCGCCCGTGCTTGGTGATCCGGTGAAGCTCTTGGACCACATACCCATAATGCTCACGGAACTCCTTGTAATTGACGCTGTTTGACAGGTCGGCAGCATCGCTGCTGTACTGATACAGCCCTGCGAATGGCGGCGAATAAACGGACAGGTCAACCGCACCGTCTTTCAGCCCTTTCATAGCTTCGATGCAATCGCCATTGTAAAGCGCGTACCTATCGGTGATGTTCTGTTGAATTACAGCCATGACGGAGTCTCCTGCTTGGTGTTGTCGTTCTTGGTTTTGTGAATGATTTGCGCGTCGTTCATGTGCTTGACGAGTTCGATAAACATTGCGTCAGCCCTGTGTGCCTTTCTCATCATGTTTTCAAAAACTCCCCTTTCTCCCTCGGTCGCTACTACGTCCAGCCTTACTGGATTCTTTTGTCCGAAGCGCCAGCACCGGCGGACGCTTTGATAAAACTGTTCATAACTGTGACTTGCGAACGTGACAACATGCGCGCAATGTTGCCAGTTTAGCCCCCATGCGCCAATTTTGGGCTTGATAACTAGCACGCGCAACCTGCCAGAAGAGAAGTCATCATATATTTCCTCTTTCTCTTTATCCGGTGTTGCTCCGCAGATTTCACGCGCCCCGTGTATCGTCTTTGTAAGCGCCTTGCCTTCGTCGTTCATGTGGCACCAGACCACGGCAGGCTTATCGTGATTGACCAGGCAAGCAACGGACTCGCACCGTTCGGTCAGTGTACGTCGCCGTTCCTCACGTTCCTCCCGCAGCCCAAAGGCTGGCAGGCAGAATAGGAAGCCATCAGGAGGCGTGGAAGGCATGATGATATGGTGATGCTCATGCAATTCTGGCAACCTAAAAGCCCCATCATCGAAACCCAAGTCAGACGGCTTGCGGCACGCCCGCGCCCACGAGCAAACCCACTTCCAGAACGCATCATGCGCGTGGTGTTTGATCCTCCATTGCCCTATGTTTTGCGACACACGGAATGACAGCTTGGCAAAGTGTTGCGCGGCTTTCTCCTGAAACTCCTGGTCACGGCCCATCTTTTTTTGCCCCTTGTCGTCGAGTTGGCGGAAGAAGCGAGTAAGCATGTCGGAGTTGGAAAGCTCCCCTAGCGCCTCACTACTTGTACCCATCTCGATATAATCATTAGGTGCTGCCGTAGCCGTGCAAAGCAAACGGTATGGCAGTTTGCAGACAAACCGCGTGACCTGCATTTGTGTTGCCCCGGTGAAGTGCTTTAGGATACTGCTTTCATCGCATACGCACGCGCCGAAGTCGGACGGGTCGAATAGGTGTAGCTTCTCATAGTTCGTCACTATGATCTTTTTTCCGTCTGGCAGTTTTCCGTCGCGCGATTGCGTGACCTCCACGCCAAACTTAGCCCCTTCCCTAACCGTCTGTGCCCCTACCGCCAACGGAGCTAAAATCAGTACGCGCTTATTGGTTTCACGCGCAATGTTTTCCGCCCATGTCAGTTGCATTGGAGTTTTTCCTAGCCCGCAATCCGCCCAGATCGCGCAACGCCCCTTGCGCACCGCCCATTCGACAAGCGCCCGCTGGAACGGGAATAACTTGTCAGGCATGAACGTAGGATCGAAACCGTGGTCACACCCTACGTGCTGCTTTCTACCAATGAATTGTTCGTACTCTGTCATTCTACCCGCCCATCCTTTCTCTCCATCGCCTCATTCCACGCGCCCGCCAGGCCCTCTGGCTTTCCGTCCAGCGCACTTGCGGACCTATGGCAAGCCGCACACACGGCAAACCATATCCCCGCCTCCCTTGCGAATCGTGGTGCCATCCCGCAGCACTTGCGGTATTTCGTCAGGTCAAACGGGTTTGCCATTGGCGCCTCCCTTAACCTTGCGCATCATCCGGCACCACGGACACCCCTGCTTTTTGAGCGCCGTGATTTCGTCTGATAGCATTTCGATAATCGCCTGGCTGCGCTCCACATCGCGCAATGCCTCGGCGTACAGCTTGGCGATTGTGCCTGTCGGTCCTCTGTGTCGGTCGGTCATATCTCCCTAGCCTTTCCGCAGATTGTGCATTCCCTCATATTGCCCCCCTTAAAGTTGGGCTGCGTGTGCTCCAGCAGGTAGCGCGATTGCGCCGCCCGTGCCGCCGCCCGTGCCGCCCCTGCCGCCCGTGCCGCCGCCCATGCCGCCGCCCATGCCGCCGCCCATGCCGCCGCCCGTGCCGCCCCTGCCGCCTCCCGTGCCGCCCCTGCCGCCTCCCATGCCGCCTCTGCCGCCTCCCATGCCGCCCCTGCCGCCGCCCCTGCCTCCCCTGCCGCCGCCCCTGCCGCCGCCATCTCGGCATCTGTAGCCAGCCCATCGGCGTGGCGCTCAGCGACTTCTACAGCCGTCCGGCTGCGATCATCGGGCAGCAGGTGCCACACCTGCCGGACGCACCAGCAGGCGTACAGGCGCAACTCGCGGTCAGTCAGCACGCCGGGCCGCGTGGCGATCCACTCGCGCCACTCGGGCCGTGTGTCGTCGCGCTGCCAGAGTTCGGTCATGGTCGTCAGTCCGGTAGACAGCGCCCATTCGCGCCCCCCCGCGCATGCGTCGTGTTTTTTGTAAAAGTCGGTGATTGTGATCTCGTTCATTACGCTTTCCCTTTCTTGTTGATAACTTCATTCCACAGTCTCGGTCGGTCCTCTGTGTCGGTCGCTCATACTCCCGCTTCCTTTCGTGCTTGCGCGAAGTGCCGCTCGCACATCGCGATGCCATCGCCGCAACATTCGCCGATCCACTGGTCGCACCCCTTGACGATGCACCAGTGGCCGTGGGTTTCGTCTGTTGGCCCGCCGCAGATTGTGCAGGTCATTTCG